TGCTCTAACAGTTGTTGCAGTTCCACTAAAAGCAACTGGATAATATGCAAATCCAACTTTATAATATGAAGCTCCAGGACCAACATTTGGTTCTAATGTTGGAAATACATTATCATCTAAATCTCCAGAATCTTCAAGATCTGGATACCAAGTTTGTGCGTATGGATATCCACCAGAATTGGAATATGTAACTGATACTCCAACTCCAAGAGTTTGATTATCTAAAACACCAATTGTTTGTGGTGAAGATGGACTTTTTGTACTAAATTCTTCATAAGTTGCCAAGTTATATTGGAATTGATTTGAAGATTTCAATACAGTAAATGTAACGAAAGAACCATTCGATTCTGGTGCGGTTGCACTTCCAGTTGCAACCTCATCTAAAGTAAGAGCAGTTACTAAAGTTGTGCTCGCAATACCAAGACTAGCAACAGGAGTTGTAGTTGTTTGATATATTCCTACTATATTTGATGATGATGGTAAAACTCCAGATTTTGAAGACTGAACGAACTGACCAGATTGAATAGCAATTGTGGAAGATGATCCAACTGGAGAAAGAACAGTTAAAATAGAAGACCCAACACCAATAGTTCCAATAAAACTAGTTACAAAAGTATCTTCTATATCTTTAGTTACAGGAACATCATAATATTTTACTCCATAATAATTCTGCGTGGTAAATCCAAATGTATTATTAGCAGAATATGTAGTAAATCCAGATCCATTGAATGCTGTAATAGTTTCAGATCCAAAACCAATAACATTAGAGTATCCAGTTTCAGATAATTTTGTTACTCTAACTGTGTAAGTAGTAGATGTCATTCCGACAACTCTCCAGAACATATCAGTTCTGCAACCTACATTAATTCTGTTTTGGTATGCATCTTTTACACTGTCAATACCAGAGTTTATTGATACAAAAGAATTTACAATATCTAAATCTAATTTTTTTATAGACTCATCATATGGAATTTTTGAACCATCCAATTCAATTATTCTTTCTAATATCTCATTTATTTCTTCTTTTTGTCCCGCTTTCTTTTCTGTTAAGGAATTTATTATATCAGTATAAGACATGATTTATTTTTTTAAAAGTATTTATTTTGTAATCAAATAACATTTATAGCATACTCACTATTATCACCTGGGTAATCTTCTGGAGATACACCAGGATATTCAGAAATATTTTTTTCTACATCTTTTCTTTCGCCATATACAACATAATGACAATTGATTGCTGATGCGGAATTATTTTTTATAATTATTCTTCTTCCCCATTCAATATCTTCAACATACAATTCTTGATATTGTCCGATTGGAGTTAAAGTTACACCAACTGTTTCTATATCGACTAAGTTTGTCCAATATTCAGGTAGTTCTATAATATTATCTCCATTCAATTTTCCTCTAAAATAAACTTCGGCTGATGGTCCCTCCAAACAAATATATCTAAGTCTATGATTCTCTTTTGTTGGGTGAGGAATATCAAATGATTTTTTACTTTTTATTGCTATTTTTAATGCTACGATAGTTGGACTTTTAATTACTCCAGCAACATTTAAAACACCACCAATAGAAACTTTACCAGCAACTGCAAGTTTCCCATTAATGTTTTCAGATCCGTTTCTGGTTCCTTTACCATTGAAAACTGATTTACCAGTTTGAGTTAAGGCACCAATCATTTTTACTGGACCAACAAAAGTTATTTTTCCAGTCCAAGTTAGATTACCAAGTCCCGTTGTATTCGGAGATATTATACTTATTTGAGTTGAATTAATAATTTTAATGACTAAGGAATTGATTGTAATTCCAACCATTCCTGCTCCAGGATCGCCCAATAAGATATCTAATGGAGTTGGAGGACCCGCACCCAGAGTAGTTACTTTTAAAATAGATGGAACAGTTGGCCAAGGAGCAGTTTTATTTGTAGATCTACCGAGCATCATTGTTGCCATAGGTGCTCGTGGAGTTGGATAACTCAAAGGAGTGCCAACTAAAGCAGGACCTTCAATCCAAGCAGTTCCATTAATAGGTGGAAGAATTCCTCCACCTAAACAAATTGGAGATATAGGATCTGGAATTCCACCAGGTATATTTTTTTCAACGTGAAGTTGTCCTCCTACATGAACTTCGGTTACTCTCATTTTTTATCCAACTATATCCTTTACTAATTTTATAATTCCTTCTAAGGTCTCTTTTAATGTTTGAGATCCTGGTGGTGGAATATCTATGACAGCAGGGTTTTGGAAATTTGGATTTCCAGTAACCTTAACTTCATCTCTACTTGCGATATTTACTTTCTTTTCTCCAGTTATATTTGCTTCAACTGATGCTGTTGCTGTAATCGTAGGAGTCTTAATTTCTACAGAGGTATTCGATAAAATATTAATATATCCAGTTTTATTATCTGGACCACTTGCAATCATATCTATACTTTGAGCAAACATTCTAATTCTTCCATTAGGTGCTCCGATAATAATGTCACCATTGTCCGCGTGTAAAACAAATGCAGTATCATTAACTGGTTTATCACCGCATCTAATTTGATATACCCCTGGACAACGATTTACAGTTCCACCTTTGAGTTTTCCACTATTCAAATACGCCATGTATTGCGACTTTGATAATGATGGATCAACATTTCTAAGAACTGCAGCACATTTAATTCCATTCAAAAAAACTTCACCAAATGCAATCTCAGCATCTGTAGTAGTTTTTCTCCAAAAATTTGGGGTATTAGTTTTAGACATTCGGTGCTACTCCTACACAATCTCTTACTGAAATAACTTTTAAATTACGACGAATTCTTCGGACTTCATCTAAAGCAACGCCTTTAATGACTTTAAATACTGGAATTAATTCCGCATTAAAACCGCTATCACTAATTATAACAAGTCTTGGTCTTTCCGTAAATCCAAATCCACCATCAATTACAGTAACAGAATCGAGTCTTCCATTATTATTAAATACTGGTTCTAGTATTGCGCCTTCACCTGCACCACCACCTTCAATAGAAATTTTATCGTTTGGATTGTAATTAAATCCAGGATCAACAACTTCTATTCTATCTATCGTTAAAGTTACTGGATAAGTATCACTACCAGAAATACCAGTTGGAATTTCTGGTTCTGGTGGGCACTGACCCGCTGTTATTTTTTCATCAACTGTAGATGTATATGGTAATTTACCTGGTATTTCTACACGATCACCAATTCTAACATCGATTATTGAACCTGGATTATAAGGAGAATCCCAAGTTCCATCTGCTCTTTGAACAATTGTCTGACATCTATCGGCCCAAACTCTTCCACTTCCACCTTTATCTCCATTAAAGATTGGAAGATAACCAAATCCAGGATCATTAATTACAACTTCAGTTACTCCAGTTGTTGTTCCTACTCCAGTTCCGCCTGTTCCTCCAGTGCCACCTGTTCCGCCTGTGCCTCCAGTTCCGCCTGTTCCTCCAGTGCTACCAACAACTGCAGTTCCTACAGCACGATTTCCTTTTCCACAAGAATCTTCAAATGAAACAAAAGGTGCTTTGGTGTAACCAGATCCTGGTGTAATTATATCTACACCTAAAATATCTCCAGTTGCACTGATAATTGGATTTCCAGATGCACCAGATCCACCACCACCCCAGAAAGAAACTTTTGGTGGTCCGCAAAGAATTGGTCCAACATTACATCCAGATACGGAACTGGCGAGTGCTCCACCGAAATCTAAATTGAAATTAAAACTACCTGGATTAACAGCACCTTTAAAAGAATCAGCAATTCCAAGTGCAGATTGTATGATTGAATTTATATCTAAGTTTAATTGTGGTCCGCTAGGAGCACCATCAAGAAGATTCCATTCTTCTGTTGCAGGACATTGTTGATCTACTTTACAAGTTAAGAAGTCCAGTAGATTTGTAATAGTATCCAGAATTAAATTGATAAAGCTAATTGCTCCACCAATTATGCTGGAGAGAGATGATAATATAGAATTAATTGCTCCCGTTAATTGTCCAAGAAGTTGCCCAAGAATATTAGTTAAGAATGATTCTAATGCACAAAGAGGAGCATTAATATAACGATCTATAATCTTCTTCAGGAAATCCGCAATCATATTGACGAGATTATCAATAATTCTATTGAATAAACATGCAATTAAATCTAATGCAGTTTGTTTCGCTTCATTAAATTGAAATCTTTGATGTAGTTGTAACTTCCTTCCAGCAAGATTTAATACTATATTCACCTTTTTCATTATTTGCTCACGCAAATAATTGATTAACCACTTAACTCCAGATGCTATAGACTGTGCTGCAGCATTTACTCTTGATTGAACTTCATTAACAAAGTTTTGACTAGTAGATAAAAATGAATCACTTCCAGTTAATTCAGTCTTTAGATTCTGAATATCTTTAATTAATTTTGTAATTGGTTCATTCATTGCCGAAGTATCAATCGGCTTACATGGTGTGGGAAATTTCATCTTGTCCTCTTTAAGGACACGTTCATCTTCCTTCGTAGCGGGATACTTATCTCCACTACACATTACCCCACCACCCTTGAGTTCCATAACTGTGTATGGAACTTTAACTTCGGGAACCCCTTTGTAATAAACTAATTGAGTTTCAACTTTTTGTGGAATGATTGGATTATCATCCGTAGGTTTTGTGCCATCGGGGCATTGTTTATTTGGGAGAACAGAAATGATCTGATAAAGATCATTCATCTCTCCTGGCAAATCCCATACTCTTACCCAAACAAAAGTATAAGGTAGAAGAACGCCTCGTTCTACTTGAACTTGCCCTCCAGACGATCCATTACTCATCAGATCCTCTGCCCAAGGAAGATCCTTATCGGGAACTTTTGATGGTGGATGAAGTTCTGGGATTCTTATTTTATATAAAAATCCAGGAGCATTTCTCTCTGCATCTTTAGCGATAGAACAAGATGGTTTTCCAGTTCCTTCTTCCAGATAAGCCGTAAGAGGGGCAATCTGTGCGATGTAATACTTTAATTCACCCGCTAAAAGAGTACTCATCAGTCTTCGTAAATCCTACATTCAAGAGCACCTGGATTTGAGTCACAATACAATTCTAATCCTGTTGGATCATGATCATCATTTGGATGATTCTTTTGATATCTTTGCAGATCATCAAGTTCTCCTTCCAAATGTCTTCTTCTTTGGGAACTTACATTTGGATCGTCGAGTTCATTTCTATCATCATTGATATGCTGTGATAGTGTCCTATCCATTTGGAACACCTCTATACAATAGTTGTTAATTATTTATTGTTGTTTTATACGACTCTACCGTCAGAATCTCTTATCAGATTCATTTTTGTATATGTATTACTTGGAATAAAAAGGTGACATAATCCAGAAACTACGTATTTACCACTATTCTTTTTGCTAACTTCGGTATTTTGTTTGATTGAATTTTCTCTGAAGTCACAAAAAACTACATCACCTGCACTTATACCAAGATCTCCATCTGTAGTTACATTAATTTCTTTTAAAATCATTTGGTTTAATCTAGCAGATTGATTTACTACGTCATCTACTACAATATTTTCTTTTTGAATTGATTTAAATTGAGATTTTACACTATCTCCAGGAGAAAATCTTTGTGCGATATCTACATTGGTTGTGTTTATTTTTGTAATTTTCCCACTATAGTCTGGGAACTTTGGCAAACTTGTTCCAGCAATCGTTATTCCAGATGGATTCCCTTCATATGTTTTAGTTGTTTTTGTATCATATTGCATTGTTAAAGGATTCCATTTTTTAAGTCTAGATCCATATGCTCCGCTTCTCAATTGCATTTCAACATCAACTGCTTTTGATAAATTATCCTTATAAATTTTTCCATCAAATCCTGGAGGAACAGATGGACTATTATTTTTAATAAATTTACTAACAGGTTTAGAAGCAAATAGAGAATCTACAGATTTAAATTTATATCCTTTTGATGTATGAAAAAATAAGTATCCTGCGGTCTCCCCCTTTTTTCCATTTTCAGTTGGAATGGAATACTTACACAAATTTGTACATATTTCAAAAGGTTCTTTAAATTTCCCATGAAAAGATTTGGTGTTTATAGTTTCATCTACATCAATTTCAAATGATGTTTTCAAAGATTCTTTAAGTATCTTACTTACACTATCTGATATTTTTCCACTGTAAAATGGAATAACACTAGTATCTTCTATAATGTTGTCAAAGAAATCTTTAGATACAATGTTCAATTCTACGGCAACTTTCAGCGAATCTTCATATGATCTCCAACTTTGTATTCTAAGATTTTTATCGAAAGATATAGTCTTTCCGTCATGAGTTACAGAAAAACTTATTTTCTCATCTCCTTGTAAGTTCAATGTATCTACTGATCCAACATCTCCGCCTGCTTGCCCTGTATCCATATACAAAGCACGAATTCTAACAGTATGATCTACTATACATTCACGATATTCAACCAGAGGTAAAGCACCTTTTCCTAATAAACTAATAGTTTTGCCTTCATTAGAATGAATTTCGAATTTAGTTATTTGTGCTGCTTCTTTACTTGCCATTAGATTATTTTTTCCTATTAGTATTTAATATCATGCAGTTCTATCAATAATTATTATTTCTCTTTGCATCAAAATATCTCCTGGTGCATAATCGCCAATTTGCGCCACAGATTGACTTAAATTTGAAACTGGTAAAGATGCGTTTAATGAAGATAGAGATGAATTATACTCTACCCATTTATTTCCAAACCACTGATATTTTTTTCCATCAGCAGCTGTTTTAACTTCTCCTTCTTTTTTCCCTTTACCTAACCCAAATGATGAAATTTCTCTTAAATAAGTATTATCTTTATCTGTAACTTTAACACTTTGATTTATTCCAAATGGTCCAAGTTTTTGGAACTGACCACTTTGATACTTAACTCCAAAATTTTTAGATTGGGTTTGAGGATTTGAAGTAGGTTTAGATGCTTGAGTTGTATTATATGCTGATATTAAAAATGGAGAAGGATTTACCCATCGTCCACTCGAATCCTTTCTTTCTAAATGTAAATGTGTGTTATTATCATATTTTGCCCCTGCTGCACCTTTAGGCCAATATTTTACCTTACCAATAACTTGACCTTTTTTAATAGGTGCTCCTGTAGAAACACTTTCATTAATATGTCCATATATGTATTGTGATCCATCAGAGTGTTTGACTACTACAGCATTACCCCAATCACCAAAACTTTTGTATATATCAATTACCTTTCCATCTTGAATTGCTATCACTGGAGAATTAGCATCAACGCCTATATCTATACCATTATGTCCTGGTCTATGGTTAGTTCTAAATCCACTTGTAAATGTAGGTCTTCCATATGGAAGAACTACAGAAAGAGATCCAGTAGTAGGTTTTCCATCACGAGTTAATAAATCCTCTACACTTCCCTTAACTACACTCTTATTAACTTCTGCTGCAGTAATTTCTCCTTTCTTAAATTTTCCTATATTTGCTCCTCTGGGTTCAAATCCAAAAGTATGTCCATATCTACTTTTTTCTGTTGAATCATCTAAATGATCATTTGATTTTTCATAAGAATCAGACCTAAAGTTATCTCTTGGTCCTACGAAAGTTCTTGCATTTTGTTGTTTAGAACTATTCAATAAAGATGCTGCAATTTGATCTACAATATTTCCAGAATACCCTTTGTATTTTTTGGCAAATGCTATAGCAGATTCTCTGGAATTAATTTTAGACCATTCAGCAGGTGTTCCATATCTTCCAACAGGAGTAAATTGTCCTGGTGAAAGAATTACTCCTCTAATACTCTTAGGCCATCCAGGCAAAGAAACTCTATTATAAATTGCCTGAGCGACATCAGCAGCTCCTTGATATCCATCTTTAGGTTTTCCATTTTCAAAAAGTGCAGCAGTAGTCAATAACCAAAAATCTGGACTATCTGAACTAACTTTTATATTTCCAGGTTCAATAGGAGGAGAATCGGGACCTGGACCTCCATCTCCATTTTGTCTAAGATTAAATTCATGATTTAAATTATTAAATATTTTAGTTGCTGAAGAATTTATTGCTATAGAGAGAGTAGATGCTATTTTGCTGCCAATTTTCTTACCAATATTATTCACTCCACCTTCATCAAGTTTTCTTGGTGCAGTAATAGATCCTCCTTCTGCTAATGTTAATGTTTTTGTAATTTGTCCAAATAGAGATGACAATTCTGCATTTATAGATGACTCGACTATTGACCCAAAAGCATTTCCGATTTGATTTGGTAAATCTTTATTTGGTTTTTGCCCTAAAGTCATATCAACTCCCGCACTAAACATTGTGGCGGGTAGTCCATTAAGTGGTTTCATTTGCTTCAAATCATTTGAAGTTTTTACTAAAGCTCTTAATGGACTTTTTTTACCTAATTCAATTTTACCGTAAATTTCTTCTATCTTTCGCTTTCCACCAATATCTTTACCAATAGATGTTTTTTGTGGTTCTATTTTTTTCGGTTTTTTTGGTGCGATTGTTATTGTTCTCTTCTTATTTCCTCCAGGTTTTACTTTTACTTTACCAATATTTCCACCTTTTGCTTTTGTTTGAGTTTTCTTATTATTTCCCGCTACCAAAGTATCATACAATGCCCCACCAACAATATCTCCAAGAATACCACCAAGTATTGTTCCAGCAATAGGAATAGGAATAAATGTTCCTAGTGCAGATCCAATAGTAGCACCTACTGCTTTTGCTGCTGCTCTTCCTGGTTTTTCTCCAGACCATAAAGCAAATAGGAAATTAACTAATCCACCAATAATTGGAATTCTACCTAAAGTTTTTCCAGCAATTTTAACTCCTACTTTACCAAAAGTTTTTGTTGCAAGTCTTGAAGGAAGTTTTCCTAAACCTCTGTTAAATATAGATCCACTTTTTGCTGTTTTTGCTGCTAATGAATCGGCACCTGGTCTAATAGAAACTCCTTTTTTAAATCCCCTTTCTACTGCTTTTTCAGCTTGCGTATAACTCTTACCATTATTTAAAGCATTTTCATATATCTTCCTTGCATTTGGTCCATATTTTCTTTGTATATCTCTAATTTTAGCATTCCTAACTTTATCTGCTGCTGTTGGTTTATTTCCCCCACTTCCACTATATGGTCCAGGTTTTCCTGGTTTTCCTGGTTTTTTTCCTGAATCGCCACCACCAATTCCAGATCCTGCCATTGCGGCAATCAAAGCAAGATTTAAAAAAGTATTAAAGTGCTTTGAAAAATCATCAAATACTTTTTGTGCGCTTTCACCACCAATTTGTTTTGTTAAATCTCTAACTTTATCATATGCAATGTATCCCCATTCAATAAAATCAACTACACCTTTCAAAATATTTCCAGCAAAATTTGCTATAAAATTGACAACTGGAAGTATTATTTTAGAAAATTCAATTAACTTTGGAAATAAATCTGAAAAAAATCTTCCTAAAATCGTCCAAAATAAAAACTTTTTAATTCTATCGATAAAACTTAAATTGGGTAAAGATGCTATTCCAGATTCTACATTTTTATTAGTTGGTTTCTTTTCTAATTTTGATTCTCTTTTCTTCCTTGCTTCTTTTTCTTGACCTTTTCTTTTATTATCTTGTTCTTTCTTTTGAAAGATTGAACTTTTTAATAATACATCTTTTATTTTTAAAAATATATTTTTTATTCCTAAAAGTGAATCCGAAGATATTCCAGAAGATGATCCCCCTTTTAAATCTTCAGATGATGTTTTTGCATTCTTTTTTACACGAATATTACTTACAGGTATTAAAATCTTCTTGTTCTTCAATCTTGAAGAAAATGCTTTGGAAGAAGGTAGTAATTTTTTAGAATTTATAGTTGCCATATTATCCTATCCCCAAAGAATCTTTTATTTTTTGTCTAGTATCAATAGCACTTCTAGTCATATCTAAAACTTCAAAATCTGGAACATCACTTGAATGACTTCTTAAATTTTTTGGTTTGCTTTTTGTATTTAAAGGGATATGACGAACAATATCTGGAAGCGTAGTAACTCTTTGTCCAGGTGGAGTAGCACGACTTTGAGGACCCAGTTTTAATTGTTTAAGAGTATCACTATATGTTTTTTGTAAAACTTCTGGTGATTTTACTGGTTGATTATAATTACTCACTCCCTGAAGATTCGGGAAAGACGCCCACTCTGGAGCCATTAAATTCATATTTGATCTGGACATTCCACTTGTTCTGAGAGATTGTAATGTCACACCTCTCATTTTCATTAATCCCCATGCACCCTTATCTTGATTATCGGGAGTCATAAGGTCTGTTGGTTTCAAAACCTTCATATTCATAAGTTGCTGGAGAGTGCTAGGCATAAATTGATATGCACCAGCCGCAGCAGACATTACCCTTCCGCTACCATCTTTACCAAATCCTACTGTTCCGCCACCAAATCTTTTGGGAAGTCTATCTGTATTTTGCATACTGATAACTTCTTTAACTGTCATCTGACGAATTGGTGCCGATCCAAAACCAAATAATGTATCATATGAATTTTTGGATTTTGTAGTTCCTTCAGCAACTTTAATTGTTCTTAGTGCTGCTTGAACTTCTGGAAGTTTAAATTCTGGTAATGGTAATGATGGTTTTGGTGATGATGTGGAAGATGCAGGTCTAGATCCTGGAGTAATGCCTTTTAAGAAATTTCCAACGTTGGAAAATGCATTTTGAATTCCACCAATGATACCACCACCTTTGAAAGCTTGAATTTTTCCTCCACCTGCTGCTGTTTGTATTTTACTGGTATCTACAAATTTGGTTCCACTTGGAACATAAGATGCTGGATGAACTCCAGTATCTGCAGCGATTTGAGATTGCTGTTCCTTAGTTAATACAAGTTCCCCAGGTGCAACTGCAACGCCACCTCCAGCAATATTGGGAAGATATTGAGTATCTTGACCAGCACCAGATATTTTTGTTCCCGTATTTTTATCTACAATACCACTGAATATAGTAGATCCATTACTCGCACCTTGAATAAGTCCATATGGAGTTGTTGGACCCATATCTCCAACACCACCAACTCCTTGAACTCCCAATCCAGTTCCAGATTGTGCCCTTGCTTTATTTTCTGTTTGAACTCCTGCTGCCTTTCTTTGTCCAGTAATTTCATTTCCTAAAGCTGCTCCACCAGCCATTGCAGCAGGGAACCAGAACATTGGGTTTGAAACAACAGAAAGTAATCCCCCTGCTCCCTTTGGTCCCTTTGGAGTTTTATTTAATTTAATAATATTCCTAAGTTTAGGAATCAGTCCAAGAAGTTTAGGAATGAATCTGGCAACAACGCCAATAAAAGATCTTACAAATAATCCAAATGGAGTTGCAAATAGAACAAAAGCGGCAAGTAAAGTTGGCCACCAATCTTTTAAAAATCTACCTAATGCATCTACCTTTTTTTTATTTTTAGGATCCCCAAACCAATTTAATAGTTGTCCAACAAATCTCCCAAGTAAAGTGAAAGTTATAAATTTAATAATTCTATCGAGTATTCCTTGTACAGGAGTAAATATCTTTTTTACCGCACCAGAAAGTTTTTGTATAGAACTTTCTAACGCATTTTCTTTCTCCTCCCTTCCCTTCCTTTCTTTTGATTTTCTTTCGGACTCAGAACTCTTTACTGATTGTTTATATTGATTAGAAAGAATAGAAAAAATCTTTTTTAATGAATCAATAATATTAAGAGATGTTTTATTGGATGTATTATCAGTTTCTATTTTTGTATCTTCTTTTGGTTGTTTCTGTGGTATTACAGCAGTTCCAACTAAAAAGAATTTATCTTTAGATACTTTTACTGGTCCAGTAGTTCCAATATTTTCAGATTTTATTTTTCTTTTCTTTACTTTAAATCTTCCTACTTTCCCTCTTACTCTTTTATATTCTCCAAGCAATATTTCATCTTCTTCACTGGCAAGTTTTTTGCCTATCATTCTAGACTCAATCATTCTCGCTTTTAAGAGAGATTGATATGTGCCGTAATCTAAATCGAATACATCATCAATACCAAGAAGTCTTAGAATTCTTTCATCAATACTTTCATTTACAGAATCTGATTCTTTAACACCCTCGTATAAAGATAAAGCATTGGAAGATTTCTTAGGTGGAGGAGGAGTATTTCTCGATCCTGCCCCAACTGAAACTTTTTGTTGCTTGGGTTTCTTTACTGTTTCCTGATTTTGCTTTTCCTTCTGTCTTTCTTTTTGTAATAAAGTTAATCTTATTTCTATCTCTTCTTCGACATCTGCAATTACTTTCTTTACTCTAGTAAAGAATTTTATAACTTCTTTACAACCTTCCTCTAATTGCTTATAAAGTTCTGGATCGTGTTTAAAAGCAGGAAATTTCTTTGCTTGTTTGTAATCTTTTACAGATAATCCAATAAATCTTAAATGACTAAATGCAGTATCATACTTTCCTGAAACTAAAAGTCCATATTCACTAAGAAATTCTTTGTCCTCACCAAAAAATTTAACGAGACTGTCGCTTACATTCTTTGTTTTTTGATACGAAAATCCAGGAGGAACTATTTTCCATATCTCCTCCTGGATCTTTTCTTTTTTATAAGCAATCAGATCTTTTGAATCCATTTATCCGCCATTTTGTTGCTGCTTCATTTTCTCTTCTTCAAGGTGATTCTTGAGTAAAGTTACATAAATGTCTCTTTCCCAAGGCATCATATTTTCAATCTCCGTTAATGAATATTTATGATACTGCATTAAGGAAAAATTTAACTGATAATAATTTTCAAGGTCCATATGGACCATTGCTATACGAAAAAACTTGACAGACCCTCCAGGACGATCTCGCTTTCAACTTTTGTATTTGGATTTTTAATCTTAACAGTGTGAGAAAGTTTTGGCATTGTCTCAAAAAACTGCTCAATTTTTTTAAACTGAGCGGAATTCATTTGCTCAAGAAACTCTAAAAGTTCTTTCTTTGTAACATCTGCTGCTGCCCATACCTCTTCGTCCGTATAGATTTTATCAATACAAGATGCAACAAGATCAAATGATTGATCTACATTTGAATCATTTAAATCAAAATTACTCTTGATGAATTGATCTAATGATGGATACTTCATTTCCATCACAATACTTTCATCAACTTTAATCTTTCTTTCGTGATCTTCGTTTTTGATAACTTTAATATCATCAATATTAATCTTAGTCGGCACTACAGTTTCATCATCATCTGGGCAAATAAGATTAACTTCAATATCTTCCCCAACAGATTTACCTCTAATGTTAAGGAAGAGGTATTCAATATCGAATGTAGGAAGTGCTTCGACTTTAATATTTTTTGTCTTAATACAACTCTTGATTACCGTTTTGATTGCCGTTGTAATCTCTTTTGTATTCTCACTTTCTAATGCAAGAAGGAGAAGTTTTTCTTCTTTAACTAGAAACGGTCTGTATTGAATTGCTTCTCCAGTAGATGGAAGTTCCAACTCATATGTCGGTGTAGAAATTGTAGGTAAAGGCATAATGTCCTATAGAAATTTCAGTGTGATTATTTATCTGTTCTGTATGATTGTATCAATAACTTGTATTATCTGTCCATCTGGGGTCAGATAATCATATAATCTATCAGAATTATTAATATCTGTAGATCCAACAATTCTAGATCCTTCTGGAACATTAACTTGACCTGCTCTGCCTATACTAGAATATTCTGTAGGACTATTAGATATCATTCCTTGTTGTGTAGTAACAAAATATCTAGTGTATGTAAATGATACTGTACATTTTAATAAACTAGAAGATTCATATGATATTGGCATCGAATTTATAGAGATTGGATATGCCTGAAGAAACTGATATTGTAAATATCTTCCATTATAATCTCTTTCAAATTTTTTAATATATAGAGATTCTGATCTATAGTTTTTTGGATAATTCATTCTATAAGAATACTGTGCAGAGAGAACCCCACCAGAAACTTGTTCATTTGAAATATATGCCAACCAATTTTCAAAAAATTGAATTACTTTATAATCGTGATCAACATAAAATGTAAAATCTGCCCTATCATCATATAATCTTCTATACGCCAATCTTTCTGTTACACCAGTAAAATCGTTGTTTATCTCGTGAGTTACAAGTGATGATCCAGGTAATGATGCTTCTGAACAATGAATGCTTATTGTATCTGCATCATATGCGGATCCAGCTCCAGCAAGTTGTCTATTTTTTGCCCAGTCTCTAACTGGTCCTGGTGGATTAAAGTAACATTCAAAATGAGAAGTAAGTGCAGGATTAAGTAATTTAGACTTAATCTCCGACATACTTCTTGGTTTTGGTGCTGTTGCTGCCATCTATAAATATTAAATACTTATATATTATGTAGTCGCAAAATGGCAGAAAGTAGATATCATCAAGGTAGATTTAATCCAAGAAATCCAGAAAAATATAAAGGAGACTCAAAAAATATAATTTATAGGAGTTCTTGGGAAGTTGAGTTTATGAGATATTGTGATAGAAATCCTAATATTTTGGAATGGGGAAGTGAAGAATTTTTCATTCCATATTATGATCCAACTACTAGAAAAATCAGAAGATATTTTCCAGATTTTTTTATTAAAGTTCAGGAAAGTAATGGCAATACAAAAAGATATCTTATAGAAATTAAACCAAAACGTCAAACAAAACCTCCAGTTCCAGGAAATAAAAAGAAAAAGACTTTGATTAATGAGGCAATCACATACGAAAAAAATTGCGCTAAGTGGAAAGCAGCAAAAGAATGGTGTGAAGACAGAATGATAGAATTTAAAATAATAACAGAAGATGATTTGAATTTATAGTGATAAATATTCTTATAAATATCTTCCGATCTAATGCGTAAAAAAGAAATAAAGTATATTAGTAAGAGGAATTTTTAATGGCAGATCCAGATAGAAGGACTAGACCTATAGCTTTACCTATAGGACCAAATGGGTCTTCAGTTAATGGAACTCTTTTAATAAACAAAAATGGAGATGCAGAGTGGTTTCAAGGTGTTGGATTGGGGCAACAACAAAAACCAACATTTACATCAGAGAGATCAGAAGGATATAAGTGGAAAACTTCAGGAAATTGCGTTCCTGGAGTTACCTGTCCAACAAGAGATCAAAACACAAGATTTTATTCCAATACTGTATCGACTACAAATTTAAATAATGCAAGATTGGAAACATTTAGGTCTTCAACTGGATTTGGTTCTCCAGATTTAGCAAAACAAATAAATGTTCCTGGATCAAATACTGCTCAAAATCCAGACGATGCTGCTATTCCTACTCCACCAGGAGATACACCACTTCCACCAATAGAAAGTTTAACACCAGATCTAGGAGAGGTTCCAGTTCCAAAAGATGATCCAGCTTATAGTGATACCGAAAAAGCGAAAAAGGGTGGTGGAAATATCGCAATTGTATATCCAGTAGGAATGAGAGATGAGCAAGATAGAATTGTTTTTGAACGATGGACATACAATCCAAAAAAATTAAGTAATGATACAGAACCTTGGCCATACACTGGAACTCTTTTGAGCACAATTCAATTACCTATACCATCTGGAATATCAGATACTAGTAGTGTTGAGTGGGGCGGTGCAAATATGAATCCAATTGAAATAGTTGCAACTAAACAAGCATTTAATATAATGGATACAGATAAAACTAAAGATCTGATGACCGCAGGAAATGATGCAACAAATCAAGCAAAAGCAGTATTCCGAGATACTGGAGATATGTGGAAATATTATTTTGCTCAAGAAGCTGTTGGAGTTCAAGGATTATTATCTAGAGCATCTGGGTCAGTTTTGAATTCCAATCTATCTTTACTTTTTAATGGCCCATCATTAAGACCATTTTCATTTACATTTAAACTTTCTCCAAGAGATGCAAATGAATCTGTAATAGTGAGGAGAATAATAAGACAATTTAAAGAAGGATCTGCTGTAAATACATCAGCGCAAAACTTTTTCTTGAAAGCTCCAAATGTATTTAAAATAAGATACGAACAAAAGGGAGGAGCCTCAAAATCATTAAACCAATTTAAAACTTGTGCATTAACTACTGTAAGTGTTAATTATACTCCAGATGGAACATATATGACATATGAAGATGGTACTATGACTTCATATGAAATAAACTTAGCATTCAATGAATTAGAACCAATTTATCAAAAAAATTATTCAAAACTTGCTGCAGACGATATAGGATACTAAAATGTCATCGTATTTCAAAAAAGTTCCAAATTTTCAATACGTCAATAGAAATCCCCAAGAAAATACACCTTTGGGAGATTATGTTGATGTTAAAAATTTATTCAAAAGAACAAAACTTCTTGATGATATTTTTTCTGATTTAAATTACTTTGAAAAGTATAGCATTATTGGTGACGAAAGACCAGATCAAGTAGCAGAAAAATTTTATGAAGACCCAAATTTAGATTGGGTAGTTTTAATTTCCAATAATATCATTAATGTTCAATCAGAATGGCCTCTTCCGCAGGTAGCATTTAACAAATATCTTCTGAACAAATATGGATCATATGAAAAATTAAATGATATTCATCATTACGAATCCAGAGAAATTGCTACATCTAACGGAGTGGTATTAGTTCCAAGAGGTCTCCACATTCCAATTGATTATCAAATAGAGTATTACGATTATTCAACTGGTAAAGATGTATTAGTTACAAATATTGCGGTTCCAATAACAAATTATCAACATGAAAATAAATTAGATAATAATAAGAGAAATATATTCTTATTGAAATCAAAATACATTGCAATTATATTAGATGATCTTGAAAGAATTATGCCATATAAAAAAGGTAGCACTCAGTATGTAAGTGCTACCCTTAAGAAAGGAGATAATATTAAGATCTACGAGTGATCAACTATCTGCAAGTTTGCTGAAGTATGACATAGCATCGTCTTCATCTTCATCAGAAGAACTAGACAGACTGTTAAGTTCCTTCCGCATAGACTCTGGCATTTCAGGAGCACTCTTACTCTTACGATAAGATTCTTCCAGTTCTGCCATTACATCATCTTCACGAGTCTTCTTAGGCATATAGGATTCGTATGCTTCTTCTTCATCTGCAGATGCAGACTTAGGAGCAACAGCACCTTTACCCATAACGTAGTTCAGACGCTTTTCAAGTTCTTCATAAGTCTTGAATTGATCAGCAGCAACTAGAGCAGAAAGAGAATTCTCTTTTTTCCAGATTGCTTCCAGTGCATCGTCATCAGAAAGAAGAGGGGAAGAAGAATCAAACTCCGACTTATCGTAGTTCCAATAACCTTCAACCTTACGGATCTTCAGACGGAAGTTTGCACCACTCCAGAAATCAAAAGGATTGATTGGATCTTCATCATCAAATTCAGGTTGCATAGCATTCAGGATCTTATCAAAGATCTTCTTACCGAACTTGAACAGGAAGACTTTACCTTCGTTTTCGGGGTGTGCAGGATCCTTTACAACATAGATGTTAGCAAAGTAGGACAGTTTGCGCTTCTGCTTACGAACAGTTTCTTTATCCTTATCGTTACCGCTGTTCCAAAGAGTGCGATTATACTCTGTGACAGGATCTTTCTGACCAAGAGTAGTCAGAGAGTTTTCAATATACCAACCACCAGGACCTTGGAATCCGTGAGCATACATCTTGACCCAAGGAAGATCTTCCCCTTCAGGAGCAGGGAGGAAACGAATAATAGCAGAACCAACGCCGCTCTTATCCATTTCAGGTTTCCAGAAGCGATCATCAGAAGATCCGCTGGTAGTATTCATTTTTTCTACTTCTTTCACCAGTTTATCGGTGAGAGAACCAAGTTTAGATTGCTTTTTAAGTGCTTCGAAAGACATTAGATTTCTCCGTATTTGGCTTGTGGGCAACTTTACCATTCGAGATGGAGGGATGCCAAGCCCTCAGGAACTATATCACCCTCTGATCTCTTTGTCAATCTGGGTCCGCATCATATCGATAAGTTTCGACATATTGTTGAATATGACATTCATATCAGTATTTTCTGGAAGACCCATCATTGAAGCAGATTCCATAATTTTTTCTTTCATCTTTTTAGCTTCTGGATCATCAGAAAGACTAAGACGAGTATATAGAATTTGTTGTTTATTCAGAAGTCGTTGTAAAAGATTAACATGATCAATCTTCTCTTGGTTGCTCATTCGAGGAAATTGAAACACATTTTCATAAATTTCTTCTTGGAGTTCTGAGATTTCTGCCATTTCCGCTCTTACAACTTCCGAATCGAAAAAAGTCACAGCACACACTCCTTTAGAATTTTTTTGAATTTGAATACATCAGTATGTAGGAAAGACGAATACTTTGAAATTCTCATTGAAACGAATGTCCAAATAGGATCTTGAAGTTTTTGATCAAACTCCTTTTTGTATCCTAGTATTCTATCCAATATTATCATAGTTTCTAAGGAAATCTTTCCTTGTAAATGATCCTTCAATAGTTGTGGGTGCCTTCCACCTTCAATTTCAAATACTTTATCAAAATTTTTGTTTGAAAAAACTGCATCAATCTCCTCTTTGAAAATATAAGATAAAGATTGAATTTTTTTGCACCAGTTTTTATAGTTACTTTCTCCCTCTCTTATTATTTCACCAATCCAAAGAGACTGGGGATCAGAACAAGATACAAAATTAGAGACAAAGAAATCCAAAATTTCTTTTTCGGATTTCTGTCTGCTTATTTTTTCAAACCAAAATCTATCCTTTCTCTTATAAAAAGACTGGATAGTTGCTCTATTTTTACCACAATATTTGTGGTAATCGTAACTATCTTTTGTGAAATGATTTTTTATTGAAAGGTAAATTTTATAGCATTCAAATGGATTCACTAAGTATCAAAAAATAAGTTTAGCACGAGAAGTTTTCTTAAGAAAATTAAGTTCCATAGCTTCATACTTAATTTTTTCCTTAAGTGGTTTAGAAATAAGTTTAGGAACAGATTCCAAATCGATGCTGTTCATTTCACAAAAAGAAATTATTGCATCGATATAGTTCATTTCTCCATTATTTTGAACCAACTTTTCGATTTCTTGAGCAAATCTAGATGGACAGAAAAATTTTTTTTCGAGTACTTTCTCGAATTCCTTTTCTACTTGTGACTCCATTAATTCTATTAGTGATGGTGACAATTTTTCCTCATAACAACTTTAACAAAGAATAACATAAACAATGTTTATTGTCAAGACAATTTATCATTTAAGAATTTTTTTATATACTTAACAAGAAGTCTAATATATTTTTCTTTATCTCTTTCTTCATATACTTCGACTTCGCCATTTTCGCAAGCCATAATGATTACAAATTTCTTAACAGATAGTCCAGTCATTTCGTGAAGCATACATGCATATGCACAACATTGAACGAAATAACCTTCAATCCATTCTCTTGGTTTTGGTTTTGCTGAAGTCTTAAAATCAATGATAGAAAGTTCTCCATCAAATTCCGCGATACAATCTACTGTACCTGCAATGCCCAAAAACTCACTATAAAGAGAACCTTCCAGAGCATGAATATTATTTATACGATTTAAAGTTGGTTTAGAAATACCAAACAGCATTTCCGAAAGAGGTTGAACCTTAGGAAGTTTTTCATTTTTAAGATGATGCTCCACAAGGGTGTGCATATCAGTGCCACGACTGGTTGCCTTCCTTGTAATAGCATCTGCTTTTTCTACACCAACCTTTTTTCTCCAGTTATTAAAAAATTCTTTTTTCCAATTACTTGTAACTGAAGTAATAGAAACGAGTTTTTTTAACTCGTCTCCATTTGGTACTTTATAATAACGAACACCATCTATAGTCTCCCTCTGAAGTTGAGGGAGATTCAATTCAACATGATTAAACATCAGAGATTCAATTCCATTTTTGCGAGAATATATTCTTTAACCAGACCAGAACGAACAATGTCTTCTGCTTCGAATTCAATAATATCAAATGATGGCATTACCCTAAGAATTCTCATAAAATCAATAATACCATTCTTTTCATTTGTTTTGACAAGATCGCTCTGAGTTGCATCTCCACAGAACATAATCTTAGAATTCTCGCCAACACGAGTAATCATAGAATCAAGTTCGTGGAAGTTGAGGTTCTGAAATTCATCGACAATAATAATTGCATTGTCGAGAGTAGTTCCGCGAATGAAAGAAGTGCTCCAGAAACTAATGGTTCCTTGAGTTTTCAAATTACCATAAAGCATTTCAAAGGAAGCATCATCTGGCATTTCAAACATATACTTTACCATATTCTTATATGGAATCTGATAAAGAGAAGACTTATCTTCGTGGTCTCCAGGAAGGAAACCAATCTCGCGTGTTGCTACAAGAGAACGAACAATATAAATTTTTTCATATTGAGACCTTTCATCAAGAACGTCTCTTAGAGCATTATATAAAGTGATGAAAGTTTTACCAGTTCCAGCACAACCATATGCAACTAGGTTTTGCTGTAGATTATAAGATTTAAAAAGTGATTCTTGATTATCTGTAAGAGGTTCAATCCTCTTCATGTAATCGGAACTAATAGGCTTCTTCCTTTTCATCTGCCTATTGCTAGTTCCAAATGGAACAGGGTTCTTCATGCTTTTTCTTGCCATTAGATTTTCTTCACTTGTGATTTGGGTGCTTTAGATGCTTTTTCCAGAACTTCATTCCATCCTGGATGCTTTTGAACTAGTTTATCTCTCCACTCACCAACTTCTGCTGGGGTAGCACATCCTTCAGACCAATCGCGGTGCCATTCTGGATTATCTTTATACCATTGAGTAATGTCATGCACACTCATTTCAATGACTTTTTTCTCACCAGTTTCTTTATGAATGATCGGATATATCGCCATAAGTTATTATAAAATTCAAAGATATTTATTCTATACAGAGAGAAGGGGCATCGTCACATTCTACGCAATCGATACATTCATCTATGTTTGGATTAGATCTCAAAAATTCTTGAAACTCTTCCTCTGTAAGAAGTATTTTAAAAACGTGACCAGTTGTATGATCTTTTATGCAATAACTTTTCATACCTATTATTAGGGAGATAGTCTTGCTTTATGTAGTCTCTTTTCCTCATAGTATGAAAATATTTCTGGAACCCAACTTTTCATGATTGGAATCATACCTTCACACATCGCTTGAATTTCAACTTGAGCATCAAGTTTTGCACGAAGATCCAAAAAGTGCAATGCAGCACGAAGAGAGAAAGATGCAACAAAATTCTGACGAATGTTTTGTGGAAGATAATCTCTAAGATGCTCTTCTGCCATACCTCTCTTCATGTAACCTTCTGCATACCTCTCAGATGCCGCTAGACAGAACTTTAATTGCCTTTCGTAATCATCTTGCGTCCATTCATATTTGTGACCTTTACGGTCAAGATAGAGACCAGGAGGACGAACATAAAAAACTTCATCTACAGAAAGTTCATCATTCGCAACTTTCAAAACACGCCTTCCAGTATAACGTTGAGACTGAACATCAAACGAAACGCCTACACGATGAGTCCTTGCCTGAACAATAACGTTATGAACGAATCCCACACAGTCAAATGAGATTGAAGGGTGTTCTAGAGGTCCCCAGTGCCCTCTCTCGTTAGCTAAGAGTTGCTCTATAACCCACTTACCAGAATCAGTTTCTGAAGGTGGTGTTTTAGTATGAATAGCATCTTCACTGTAATCATTTTTTCCACCTTGCCAAACGAGAGTTTGTGGATTTGGAGTGCTATTCAAAAGCACAATTTTCATGTGCTTATCAAGTTCCAAAAGATCTTTCGCTTTAATAGGTTTCATTCTTTCTCCCAAGTATCTTTTTCAATTTTACGAAGTTTTTTGAGTTCTTTCATCATATCTTTGATTTCTTGATATGCAGTTTCAGGACTCATTTTATTGCTAATTTCAAGTCCAACAATATACTGGACTTTATCTCCAAATCTAGCAAGTGCTCTTTCAAATTCCGTTAAAGTTTCATACATTTCTAATCATCCTCTTCGTAATAATTTGGTTCATATTCATCAATAGTATAAGGAGAAATCTCTTCATACTTATATTCTTTATCATTTTCTAATTCTTCTTTTAAAGAACGAATAAGAAACTCCATATTGACGATAATTAATTTTACCTTTTCTCTATCCATAGAATATGTATTTTCAATAATTCTACATAAAAAAAGAGGGAGAGTCAAGTCTCCCTCTGAGTTATGCAACTTGTGGTTGCTTTGCCATATTCAGTTGTGCGATGCGAAGAAGATTCTCTTTCTTCGCTTTTTTCTTAAGGTAACGAACGAAATAAGTATTCATTTTGCTACCTCCTGATTGTTGCAAGGACGGTATGCTACACCACGATATACGTTTTGTGGATGAGCGGGAGCATGTGTTTTGTTATACCAAGATACATACTCTTTTTTTGCATCTTCAGTGTTGTATTTACAACCCCTGTAAGTGACTTGTGACATTAGGTTTCTCCTTAATTTTGAGGCTAAAGAGCGTTCCTTCAGTCGGCGTTTGCGTTCGCTATTTGCGAATAGCGAATGAACGATCCGTTCCGCGTCGGCTTACTTCCGTCTGATAATACAGATGAACGTAAGGTCATTATAGACCTGTTAGTATAGTTATGCAAAAACTTTTGTAACTTTTGTTACAATTTAATCTCTCTGTCTCCAGTCGTCTGGTTTATCGCCAGTGAAAAAATCGATAATATCATCAGCACTATTAAATCCTGTGCGATGATTTGTTGGATCTGGATCTCCGAGATCTAATGCATTCATAAAGTCATCAAGACTTCCCTCTTGCATATTTGGGTTAGATGCTCGGCGTCTTGCTTGCCTCAATAAAGTTGCCGCTGAACGATTTGCTTTTGCAAGCTTTTCCGCCCATATCATATCTTCTAAAGTTACTTCTTCACCTTTAGCGATTCTTTCACAAATTGCCTCAAGGCGCAATCTGTATTGCGTTGAAAGCATAAAAACTCTCCAGATATAGTATATTTATTCTATCTTTCAATATAGGTTAATTTATGATCTGTTGCATAAAGTTGTTGAATAATAATATCACAACCTATTTTCGGATTACAATCTCCGCAGGTATAAACATCTACCGCTGCCTTACCTTCTTCTGGCCAAGTATGAATACTAATATGACTTTCCGAAAGCAAACATATTACAGTTACTCCCTGAGGATCAAACTTTTTTGAAATTGTTTGAATCACAGTAGCACCACTCGCTGCTGCTGCATTTTCCAGTAAATCTATAAGACAACGTTCGTCGTCCAAGAGAACAAACGAACAACCATAAAGGTTTAGTAAATAATGCTTACCCATTAAAGTTCAGGATTTTCCTCATATTCTTTTAAAAGTTCCGACACAACTTCTTCTGTTCCATCCATTGTTTTTACTTGATACAATGGAGACCTCATATATTTTTTAATCTTCTTATATTTTTTGATTAAATTATTAACTTCATCAGTATAGAGAGTTACTTTCGCTTTCCCTCCACCAAATCCACCTGCTCCAATCATCTTTTCTTCTTTCCTTCTGGTGCTTTATATCCCCAAAGTTTAGGATTTACTCTACCATATCCAAAATCAATTTTTTGAATGGATTCTGGACCAAACTTATCATAATAAAGATCAAAAAGATCTGATCTTTTTCTGCATCTACAAATGTCCATAAAAACTTTATCGTTTATCTTATACCAAATAAGATAAGCATCACTAGGCAAAGAACTATCTTTTGCCTGAATCATTGTTGCATTTTGAATCAGCAATTCGCAACCATATCTGGGAGGAAGAGATTTCCTTTCTTCTTGTGACCATTCCACTTTAATCTCTTCCTCCACAATTACGGCATTCACGAACGATTACCCCAAGTAATATCGGGATATGCTTCCGATACAATTTCTTTTGTTATCTTATATTTATCCGAAAGTCTTTTATCTTTAACAAGGCACATAAGTTCTGCCTCAAGAGGATGAAGTCCCTGAAGCATATTAATGAACATTGTCTCCTTACGGAGTTTGGATAGACCCTCATTGCCACCTTTTACATAGATGTAAAAGTTGTGGCATTCATTCCTAATGGATGTCTTCAAAGTTTCATTAGTAAATTCTTCGGTTCCATAGTAACCGTTACTTTTCATCCCATCATTTTTTGCCTTACTTTCAATAAGGTCTGTAAGATTTCCCCCGATAGAAGTTTGTCCATCTACTGTTGCGTAAGGAACAGAACCTTCTGGAAGAATACTAATAATACTCTCATCAAAATTCATGATAAGAATAGTAACTAATCCATCATTTCTATATTCTTTGAGAACTTCTACTTTCTTAGCGTTAGATCTTTGCTTAGAGGCAAGTTCTAGAATCTCGTGCTGGAATGGATTAGGTTGAAGTTTAGGAATTGGTTTTTCAGTCTTCGTCTTCATCGTCGTAGTCATAATCGTTTTCAAATCTCACTGCTAAAATTTCATCTGGAACAACATTGCCATGTTCATCATACATTTCTGGATGAAGGTTTGGAATGCCATAAATTTTTTCAAATTGACTTTGTTTTAATATCCACCCAATTATACTTCCAATCATCAAAAACATCAAGGAAAATAATACGGTGAATGTGAGAATATAAGGCGTTTCCATTGTTCTTTCCCCGAGAGTTACTTTTTCTTTATATCCAAAAATAATTCAAATTGAAAATGTACCTCTCGTTTGAAGAGAGATAACATCTTACCAAAACGAATTAAAAATGTTTTTGGTTCCGATGGTTTCTCCCTCCTATTATGCTGACGTAACATCAATTCGAAACCGCGATTGATCTGCGGTTCCCTTTTATTATTTAGTTTCTTTCTTTCGCCTTCCTGGTCTTCTATCATGATTATATTTCCATGCATCTTCTAGGATGCCATACAAATAATTTCTAATTTTTCTTGCCTGTGGTTTTGGAATATGTCCATATGCTTCACGAAGTTGTTTGTGCATTTCATCTGAACCGCCTTCTAGATAATCATCAAGATCCATTATAAGACTATTGAGTTCGCTTGCGGTAGAACTTTCAATGAACTCTTGAATTTCTCTTTTGACTACAGATTTGATTTTTAAATAGTCATAAAATTTTAGAACAAATTGACCTTTAAAAGCAAGATCAATTGCTTTTTCCACATCGTAATAAACTTCGTGAAATGTTCTGTTCATTAGATAATACTGTTTTCTTGTAGGTATTTTACGGTTTCTGTGCATCCACCAAGTCGTGTTTGATCATTCAAGATAACTTGGGGAAAAGTAGATCCAAGGCCAAACTCAGAATAAAAATCATCACGACTAAAATTTTCGTCGAGTTTATATACCTTGTGCTCTAGTCCAGACAATTGTAGCACCTGTTCAATCTTATTGCAATAAGGGCAACCTTCTTTGGAATAAACTGTAAATCTCATAATACTATTTCTAATTGTTAGATAATAATAAATCCCCCCAGTTTAAAATGGGAGGATAAGTATTCATAAATTATATATTATTTTTTACACTCTAGTCAAGTTTATGCCTGCGCTTCACCCCATCTTAATGCAAGACTTCCCGTAAAGGCGCTACCACCAGTAGTATAAACATTAATTGCAAGAACATCTGGACCGTTTGGAAATGTTCCTCTTCCTCCAATTGGAGTATTATTAAGTTCTTTAAGTGATGTAAGATCAAGAGTTGATTTTTGTGTTGCGTCACCAGCAAACGAGAACACAGTTTCACCAGGAAGAGCAGCAACTGCAGATGCAAATGTATATGATGTAGATCCAGCATTTCCAGGAATGACACCATTAGAGAATATAATATTCCATCTTGTTGCATCAAAATTTGAAAATCCAACTACAGTAGTACCACCAGGAACTCCAGTTCCAGAAACGGTCATACCCTGTCTAACTCCAGCAGTTGCAAGTCTATTGAAAACAACACTTGTAGTTCTAAAATTTTGGGTGATAGCATTTGTAGCTACAATTGGTGTAGTTGCACCAACCCAAACAACACTAGATCCTTCTGCTATTTGTGCAAATGATGGTTGTCCTCCTCTACCAGCAGCACTTAGACCAGTCCAAATAATATCATTTGGATTTGTTGGGTAGTTTTGTGGGTTTAAAATACCCTCAATAATAATTGACTGAGATGCAGCTCCACCAGTTGGAGTAAATTCAATACCCTGAAGTAACAATTGTGCTCTGTTAATAAGTTCTCTTTGACCAAGATCCCCAATGATAGCATTAGAAACACTTGGAGAAAGACGGAGTAAGAATGCAGTGCTCTTAATAGTAGAAACTGGGAAATTAACTGCTTGATAATTGAAGATATATCCTCTATCAGAATCAAACATTCCATCTGTAAGGAATGCAGAACCCCAGTGACTAATAATAGGAGTTGCAGTATTACTTAAAAGAACAATACCAGTTCCAGATCTATGAGTTGATG